CCCAACTCGTTTCGTTATTTTGCCCTGACCATTGGACTCTAGTGGGATGCGAGGCAATATCGCCAAGAACAACAAAAGAGCGCACGCCTGTAATGAAGCGAGCTTTCGGAGGGCTTCCGCCGAGATCGGCAAATACACTTGTCCCGTCAATCGGGCCAATCTGTATGTTGTCAGCGAAATTAGTCGCAATCACTTGCGTTCCAAACTTTAAGAAATTCCAGTTATCCAGCGCATCGTTTGAATAACCACCTGATTTGGATTTATCTGTCCAGGTACCAACAGCATAGCGGTATAATTTAGTCGCATCACCTGCAAACATGCGCACATTAGCGTCGCCATCAATCATTGCGACCGCGCCTCTGGCTTTTGCAGTTAGCGCAGTGGAATCAGTCGCAAGTGAACCCCAGGAGCGAAAACCTGTCCCATGCGGCTGTATGTTCTGCGCTTCAGTCACCCCTGGCAAAGATAAAGCGGCTTGATCGGGCAACCATTCGCCAAATTTTAATGTGGTCGGTTTGATCATGGTGTGATTGAATCCGTTTTAACGCTGATTGGCCCTTGGTTCACGCGGCCCTGTCGATAAGTCTCTGACGCTGACCAGGCAGCCACTTTATATTGGTCGAGCCAATCTTTTGAGGTCGCATCGTCCTGGGTAAAGCGGAACGCATGAAACAAACACGCCGCCAAATAAACATCAGGATAAGCAGTTAATAACCAGTTCGTCGTATTTGATGCAGATAAAGCGGTTACTTTTGGATAATAGGACAACTCATAGGCATAAGCCGAATCTGGCGTTACGTCAAATTCTATTTTGTCTGAAATAGTGTAGAAACGCGGCAAGCCAGTCCCGGATCGGTTGTAGACACTTAACTGTGTCGGATCGACGTAACGCACAATGCTCGTCACGCCGCCGGAGGTTAGCGTCAAACGATAGGAGTCTAAATAATCTGCTGGCAGATCAAGTGTGTTTGCCGACGTTGACAGCGTGCCTGATAAGCGCGTGATGTTGCCTCGAACTCCGCCAATCTCCGCCAAACGTGGCAATGATGGCGCACGGTTTAAATACGTTTCTGCGAGATCGATAAAGTTGTCGATATAACTGGTTAAATCATCTCGCGCAGTCCAATCGGCGATGGCTGTTTTTAATTCACTGTATGTCGAGATTGCCATGCTTTACGCTTCTCCGTAATGTTGTTTAAGACCCATTCAGCGTGTACTGAATCACCCATCAGCTCTAACCAGCTGCAATTACCCACCATCGAATCAAATTCTTTTCGCCAGGCATCCGCAAAGTCACAATCTTTTGTCTCAGGGAAATGCGGTATACCAGCGCTGTAATGAATTAACTTAGGCGCATCTATCGGCTTGTCGTAACCTACTGTGAAATTCCATTCTGTCGGCAGCTCGCCTACCGAATCAGCCCATTTAAAATCACTCGGATGATTGTTTTCATCGTTAATAAAATCAGCGGTCAGTGTTTTGCACTTCTCATTGTTAAACACCATCATTGAAGGCCATTCAAAGCGTTGCGATGATTTAACTACTGACACCGCATGCTCTGCGTCAATCAATGTCTCTAGCTCGTTTATATCGGCCTGTAACAGCATGTCAGCGTCTAAAAATACGCTTATCCCTTGGAATCCTGACAATGCGGGCACCAGGTATCGAGAATAAGTAAAGTCGGTCAAACCGCGCCTGGTAATAGGCAATGTCGGCAAGACTAAAGGCACGATGGCTAACGGCTTACTGGTTCTGCGCGTTATAGACCATTGCAACACGTTGAAAGCTATTGGTTGTCTGGGGTCGATACCGATATAGACTCTCATCTTTGCGACAACAAGCCGTTTGTTTCAAATAATGAATCTAACTTGTCCTCGTAAAATAAAGGCAAACCAAAACTATCTCTTTCTTTTGCGTGAGCTAATGCTTTTTTTCTAATAGATAAAGGAATAGCACTCGCATTTCCTTCGACTTTCATGTTTTGCAATATTTTTAATTCGTCCTTCGTTAAAGTTGGCACGATCAAAGGATAAGGTCGGCCATTAAAATCATCTGAGCTTGTGCTTAATTCTGTCATTATTGAATTGTTATAATTACTAGGTATCTGCCCCAAATAACCACGATTAGATTTTTTAGTGCCATCGACGCGAGTCATATCCGACCGATTAGTCGATAAACTGTAAGGGTTAGCATCAAACATATTTGGCTGATTTAGTAAGCTAAAAAAATTCATGCTATTTTTATTTTCCCTGTTTTCATCTCTTTAAATGATCCGACAATGGCATCTCTCACCGCCTCAATAGCTTGTTGCGTTCCCATCTCTGAGCGTCGATAAAATTTAACTGATTCCCACCAGGGACAATCACCTTTGATCCCTTCATGGAAATGCGGTTGATCGTGAACCAATACCATCGCTGGCACGCCTAACCCACCTGCCAGGTGGTAGATGGTTGTTGGGACGCTGACGACCAAATCTAGCTGAGAGACTAAAGCAGCTTGATCTTCATACGCTTGAGACATATTGCCCCACGGCCAATCTTGTATCGCAATGCCTGTCTCTTTCGTAAACTGCGCTATTTCTTCAGATCTGTCCTTGTATTCGAGAGACACAAATGTCGCATCTAACTCTAAAATAGGCTTTAAATCATGCAGACTGAGATTTCTATTGCGCCAACCGTCTGACTTCATCGCGCCACCTGTCCAGGCGATACCAATGCGCGGCTTGCCATAGTTCAACGATGACAATAACCCCGACCATTGCAGTTCTTTTTCTCTGCGCGGTTTTAGATAAGCGCCTCGTCGTTTCATTTGCGTGTAAGGCATAAAGCTCGCCATCGAGACTTGATGCGTCGCTTTGACAGGTTTATTGAACGGATCAAACTGCGAGCCGTGCACTTCGCTGAAAGGGAAACTCAAGCTAAACAATTCGGTCAGTTTAGGGTTGCAGATAATTTGTTTGGGCGTGAACGGACAAGCCGACATATAGGCAATCTGATCGCCTAGCCCTTGCTCGCCGTACACTAGAACCGTGGCTTTTTTCTCGCCTTTCCATTCTGGCAATCCGTAGTCTTGTAGTTCTCGCTGGTTTGAATTACCTAGCTGCGAGCGATACAGCTTCCAACCTGTGTCCCAGTCACGTTCGTGCAATGCAGCAAACGCTAGTGATGTTTTAGGCTGGTGATGATCTTCGAGCGCGAGCGACAAATTAGCGTAATATTTGGTCTTTTCAAAATCATAGCCCTGCACATAAGCGCTGGCCAACTGTCGATAAACAATCGCTTTATTGCCATCAGGCTCGCTGTCAGGCATTAGCTTGAGGGCGGCTTGTAAAGTCTTACAGGCTTCTTTAGCGTCCTGCAATACAGCTTGTACCGAGCCAAGTAATAGCAGATTACGCCAGGTCTTACTCTCAGACACGGCGGCAACCGCTATTGGATAAGCATATGGCGCTTTTCCAGCATCGATAAAAAAACGTGCTAATGTTGTCCAGGCTTCATGGTTCGCTGGATCTTGCGACAATACTTTTAATAAGCCTTGTCCGGCAAACTCCAGATCGCCATATTCAATTGCGGTATCGCAATCTTGTAATAGCTCAGACACGCCCCGTCCCTGTGCGTAAATAAGCCCAGTCACGGTTATTCAACAGCTTTTTAATGGCGGGCAAATGGTCTCTGTTGTAGATGTCGACGCCTAGCTCTTTTTTCCATTTAAGGATCACCGAGTTTGGGACCGAGGCTGCATGCCACCAGTTGTTTTTGATGCCGCGTTGTGAGACTTCATTAAGCCCCATCGCACCGCCTTGGCCTTGATTTCTAGCCGCTTTGTTGGCGTTTAAAATAGGCTCAACGTCCTGCACTTCAGCAATCGTTGTGATCTTAGTATTGTGATCGTATTCATGCCAGGACTGTGCGCCCGTTTCAGGATCGTAATCTAATAAGCGCTTCATCTAAGCATGCTTCTTCGATATGTTGCCAAATGTTTGATGTTTGCCCATCTGATTGCCACTTTTAACAAAATTGCCTGTCTTTTTCATGGCCTGGTTGTTTGTTTTTGTGAAGTTTTTCAGTGAATCTTTTTTGGATGCTTCTTTCATAAATCACCTTTGATTAAAAGTAAGGGCGACCGAAGTCGCCCTTTTTGGGAGAAGCGAGTTGCCTCGCTGTAGTAGGGGATTACCTATGTAGTGGTATATATTTTCCCAGACGCTGATTCGTTCAGCGAGGCCAAAGTATATTCCGCCAATATCATGGAGCGATCCGAGTCACCAGTTTTACTCAGTGATTCAGTTTGGATCGGACGCAATGAACTGACTTCCCAGTAATCCATATCTAGCGCATAAACATTCAGCGCTGCCATGAAGCGATTAGCTACAATTTGGCATTGACCGAAGTCACTGATATAAATATCAGCCGCACCGATGATAGAGCCTGGAGATACAGGGCCATTAGGTTGCGCGTCTCGATACTGAGTACCGATACCTGCAAACGCTGAAGCCAGCTGCTTGTTTGCGCTTCCGCACATCACAACGCCAGGATTACCACCAGAGTTCCAAACGGCAGCAAGACAAGCTTTCAACTGAACTTCAGAGAAGGCTGCCGCAGTACCTGGAGTCGGAGCAGTAGCAGGAGCACCAGCCGTCGTTGCAGGTGTAGTAGTATCTGCACCTGACTGAGCCTGGTTGGTGGATAGCCAGGCGCCAATACCTGCGAGAGTTCTCGCTGTACCTGCGCCGCCAGCTGTTCCGATCTGGATTCCGGTTAAAGCCGTTTCCATATCGCGTTTCAGCTCTTTACCTGATTTTGAGATCTGATAACTCATCTCATCAGCTCGGCCAGCAGTGGCAACAGACTGTAACGTCCCTGTCACGCGAGGCACCTTAGTGCTGATCTGAGTGTAGTTCCCCAAACGGTTAGTCACGACCGCAGTGTTGGTAGTCGCATCATCGCCTTCTATCTGCGCATTGACGGCAGCCGCAGTAAGCGAATCAGTCTGCCATTCATGATAGACAGCTTTGGCAGAGCCGCGTTTCGCATTACTGAGAAACGGCGTATCCATTGGGCTGATGTCATAAATGATGTCGGAAAGGTCTTCTCGTTGACCAATCGCAGCGAACGCACTCAGCGTCCCTGTTGGAATAGCCATAATCTATCTCCTGTTAGTGAGTCTGTGTTGTATCAGCGCTGTAGCGTCATCAACAGAGCCTGACTTTTTCAAGCTCTTTCTTAACGCGCTTTCAGCACCTGCTTGTGCTTGTACTTTTGAACGCTTGGCTCCAGGCGTTAAAACCTTACTGCCAAGTTTAAGCACTTTCTTTTTCGCGGCATTCCCACTTTTAGACATCGCGTCGAACATCATGGCCTTGCGTGCTAACACAATGTTCCGATGGTCATATACGTTGTCGACTTCCGTTTGGGAATAGCCTGTGTTGAGGAGATAATCGCGTAGTTTCGCTGTCTCTGCGTCCCTTTTGCTATCGTCTGCCCAGTCTGGAACGGCAGCAACCATTAAGCGATGCTCTCGCTCGGTCACTTCTGCCAATTGTTCCTGATTCTGTTTGTTGTGCGCCGCTTTTTGTTGGTCGTAAGCGCTCGCAGCTTGTTGGCGCATGTTCTGTAAATGACCATTGCGCTCTTGAAATTCTTGTCGTTTCGCTGTCCATTCCGTCGGGTTACTGACCCTCAGTGAATCCCAGTTGATTGATTGAAACTCTTGTTGCAACGTCGATTCGACCTGGCTAAGAAAAGCAGCACCTTCTTGTGCTTGGCGTTCCATTGCCTCAGAC